AGGTTAGCAGTCTGGTCACCGCTTGAAGTTTTAATTCCCCTAAAGATTATTTTGCTTCCTGTCTTTTTGTTTAATATTTCGTCTTTGGTTATATGGAAGTCTGCTATTGAACCGAACTGTTCTAGCTTGTCAATGAACTCTGGTATGATAGATATATAAGCAGAGGTTAATGTGTAACGTGTAAACAGTATCGTGTGACCTTGTTCGTATGTTAGCATCACTAAAAGGGCGTTAACTGAAAAAGACTTTCCAGAACCACGCCCACCACTAATAATAAAATACCTACTGTCTGAATCAACAATAGGCATATATTTTTTCTTTACTTCAATCAACGAATTTAATTAAATCTCTAAAATTAATGTTTAATCCTTCACTAGAGTTAATGTCAACACTTTCCTTAGGTTTTCCATAACGATAGCTTAAATACAGTTGTACGGCTCTCATATCGCCTTTAGCTACTAGTTCCCCTAGTTTACCTAGTGCTTCGTCTTTGTCTATAATAGCATCTAAGCGTTCTATTAGTTTTTGTTCTTGTGCCTTTGGTTTACGCCCTGCACCCTCTCTAGCACCACCATTGTTTTTTCTATTATCCATATTGAAATAAATTGTTTAATCAATCCTTATTAATATATAAACAGAATTACTTTTTTTTAGAACATTCTTATTTGTGCTTTGTGCTGCTCTATTCTTTTTATTGCTGCTTCGTAATATTCTTTATCCAATTCACAAGCGGTTAAATCGTAGCCTAAATTATGACAGGCTAAGGCAATACTTCCAGAACCCAAATGAGTGTCAAGTATCTTATTTCCTTTTTCTGCAAAATTCATTAATATAAATTCGTATAGAGTTATGGGTTTTTGTGTTGGGTGCATTCTACCTTCGCTTGTAACTTGTGCTATATTTTTTCTGTAATACCTTGCAACTTTATCAAAAGAAGTCCAAGCCATTTCACCATCAGCATAACTATTTCCGTGTATAGTTTTATCCCAAAATATAAAACATCTAAAATTTTGCAAGTGTTCCACAAAGTAGTTTCCACCCCAAATAATTTGATTTTTACTAACTCTTTGTAGTTCAGTAAAATATTCTTTATTAGGGGCTATATCCCAGTCATTATCTCTATAATAATTCTTTTCTGTTTTACTTGTTCCGTTTATAAATTTATTACTTCCTGCACCTATTCCGTAGGGAGGGTCAACTATTGCAAGGTCAAAGTGGTTATCTTCATACCTTGACATAAGTTTCATATTGTCCTCATTCGTTACTAGCATAATACAGGGTTTTTAACTCGGTTGTTTAATAACGCTCCTTTTACTTCCTTTATAGTCTTTGGCTTTATTCTAGTCTTTAATGATGCATTAAATGGGTCTAGTCGTGTTTGTTTAAACTCTTGTACTGTTTCTATGTCCCATTGGCTTATAACGTCTGTAATGCACTTAATACGCTTTAATGTTTCGCTTGTCTTTACTTGTTCTATTTCTTTTTTTATTTTTGCTTTCTGTATATCAGTGAAAGGCTTTGAAAATACTAAACCTAGTTCATCAATTAGTTCATCGTGTTTATCTTTATGCTCGTAGTCTATAACATCTACTGTATTGCAGTGGAATACGACAAGGTCGTGTTGTGTGTTTATTTCGTTTCCTATCTCTCTAAACGTTACTCTTGTATCTCTTGCGAGTTTACAAAATACTTTTCTTGGATATACATATTTTCTTTTTCTTGACCTTGTGGCTATGTCTAAACCAAATTTTTTATCTACTGCTTTTTTTAATATATCTAATCTCATTGTTTATATTTTATTGTCTATTGTTTCTATTAAGTGTCTAAGGTCTGAACGTTCCCACTCTCCCAGTTTAACTCCATTAATATTAAATTTAAAGTAATCTTTTCTGTCGGTTTTTTCTATCTCTATATTTATATACATAATTAATCTAGTTTAGTGAATTCTGCTGTTTGGTTTTTATTGTGTTCTTCTTTGTTTTGGAAGTAGTTATCTACTAAGGCATCTATCATTACTAGTTCATCAATAGTAGCTACTTTTATTTTATGCATTAAGCTGTCTATTTTGTTTAGTACATTGGTACACATTTCGGGATTGTTATTGTACACATTATTAAATCCTTCTTGATATATTCCTTCCAATAGTTTTGATGTCTTATTGACTTGCAGCTTTACGTTCTGCTTAAACCCTACGCTTCCTTTTAAGTCATCGTTTGCTTCTAGTAGTAATTGACTTATCAATACACATTTTAAATAGCTTAGATGCCTATGTGTTATTGGGTCATCTTGTACCCCTCTAACTTGTTCTTGGTGTTCTAGTTCTTTTTGTTCCATTCTTTCGTAGTATTCTTTTTGTTCTTTTCTCATTTGTTTTTTTCTATCCATTGTTGTTGTTGCTCTCTTAGGTATTCTATTTCACGCCTTAAATAATCTGCTGCTTTTTCTAAGTCTTTTAATTCATCGTCTTTTTTTCCGCTTCTGCAAATATACTTAATGATATTTCCCCTATTGAAGTTTAGTTCATAGTCTTTTATAAAGTCTATAACGTCATAGCCTTTACCGTTCTCGTAATGTAAATAAGTTGCTCGTTTCATAATTTTATTTATCTCTATATATTTTTACCTGTTCAATCAACCAAGGTCTAATCATTTCTACTGATGACAACAAAGGACTATCATTTTTAGCTAAACTCTCTAATTGTTTAAATATAAAATTCATTTCTTTTTTATTTCCTTTCAGCTTAGGGTGTACAAAAGAACAAACTCTGTTTATTGTAAACGCTTGAAATTTTACACTTCCATAATCCCTCTTTAATCTAAAAAAGTTTTCATATAAGTATTCGCTAAAATCTTTGTTTTTAATTATTGATTTGCCATCTCTAAATTGTTGTGTTGAACCATAACCAAAATATATATTTAATAAGTTACCAACTGAAAAAACGTCTTTTGTTTCTTCGTACTTCTTATATACATATGAATATGTATTAACATTTCTTGAAAAACTTTTTAAATAATCTAATGAAGACCATTTTCTATTTGAACTATTTAAACTTATAATATATTTTTGATATTCGTTTAAATCGCTTGTATTTACCCAGTCAATAATATAAACAGGTATAGTTTCTAATCCTAAGTTTTGAGTAGCTAATGCTCTGTGATGTCCTTCAATAATATTTCCTTTTGTGTCAATAATTATTGGGGATAACCAACCGTATTGTTGTAGTTTTTTCTTAAATATGTCTGAATGATTTTGAACAATATCCCTATTTACTAAAGAATGTTTTAAGTCAGATACTGGGTAATAAGCGTTGAACTGTCCTCTTTTAATTTCTGTTGTTTTCATTTTGTTTTTGTTTTAATTATTATTATTTTAATTTTGTGCAATATATGTTTTTTCTTTTTAATAAACAATTAATTAACTATTTATTTTTATAGTAATGCTAATATTCTTAAATCTTCTTGTATGTCTTTAATCATTGCTAAAGCGTCTTTATAGTCTTGGTTCTCCATAGCTTCAATAACTATGTCTAGGTCATATACAAATCTAATCATTTGTTCTAAGTTTTAATAAGTGATAGCACTCTGCATATTTTTGTCTTGCTTTGCCTTTGTATTCTTGTTTAAATAATTCGTACATCTTTTTTGTGTATTGATATTTTGTGTCGCAATCAGCTAAGTATTTTTCAGCAAACTTAACTCCCTTTCCTTTAAAGTACTGTACATTATCAGCAGAATCACCGATTATAAATTGTTCGTAAAAGTTATATAAAGCTTCATCTTCTGAAATATCCAATATTACCTTGTGCTTGAAATGATAATTGTAGATAAGAGCTGGAAATTGTCGGTAGTCTTTATCGATAGAAACTATCATAACATTATCACGACCTAGTTCGTTTGACAGTTCAAACCAGTACCTAGCAACCATATCATCCGTTTCAATTCCATAACCCCAAACGCTGTCGTATTGGTCTTTCACATATTGGTGCATATCATTTAATAAAGGTGGTAACTCTTGTTTTTTTCTATTGGCTTTGTAATCGCTTGTAATTAGCTTTCTAAAGTTTCCTTTACTACCGCTAAACGTTATTACTTTTTCGATAGGGTACATATCTTCTAGCTTGTTCACTATGCTCATAAACTGCTCATCGAACTTAGCTTGGGCATCTTCTATATCTCGGTAGTATTTATCATCTTCTGGGTTCTCTCGTTTCTTATAACAAGAAGCAAAGATTAAACTATCTGCATCTACTAGTAAAATCATTCTAAATCTAAATTAAAGCATTCAACTGAACAATAATAATCCCCATTTGTTTCATCACCACAACAAGCACATTCTGTCTTTGTATCTGGTTCATCTATATAACTATCTAACC